CTGGGAATGCCGAATTATTCCAGCATCGCCGCCTCCGCCTGCCTTCGCACCACCAGCCCCGGCAGCACCTTCCCGCCGCCATAGACCCAACGCCGCAGCTCCGTCGCGGCCGAGCCCCAGTCCCGCTGGTTCACCCGCCGCCGCAGCGTCGACGTCTGCAGCCGGCCGCCGCCAAGGTTGAAGGTGAAGTCCACGATGGCCGCGAGCCGACCCTCGGGCTCGCTGGCCAGCGCCGGGCAGTAGCGCAGCGTGGCTTCCAGCGCAGTCATCAGGTCGCTCGCCAGGTAGCGCTCCGCCTCGGCCTCCGTGATCGGTGGATGCTTCGGATCACAGAGGTGGCCGTACCCGATGGTCCAGTAGCCGGCCGGACAGAGGTAGGGATGCGCGCGCCCGGGATCGTGCTTCGGCACCCGGTGGAAGCCCTCGAAGCGCTTGGCGAGTTCGATGGCCGCTTGCGGCACGACGATCACGGCCGCACCCGGTCGAAGACGCGGCCGAGGAACCAGAAGTTCAGCACGCCGGCCCAGAGGGCCTGGTCGGCGTCGGTCCAGGCGGCCTGGATGGCCGAGACCCACTCCGCGCCGGCATCGATGGCACCCAAGAAAGCGGCGGTCTTGGCGGCACAGTACAGAGCCATGAACCAGTAGGTGATCACCGGGCGGACGCTGACCGACAGCGCATCGGCCCACCGCACGCGGGACCGCTGGCCTTGGGCGGTGACCGCCTCACGCAGGGTGTCGATGGCACCCACGTTCCACGCCGCATCCGCACTCGCACCGATCTCGGCCATCCGCTGCGCACCGCGCAGCTTCTCGAACTCCAGCGCCTTGTCCTGCATCGCGAGCTCGTGGCCGCGTTCGCCCTTGCGGTCCAGCCACTTCAGGACCTCGGGCGCCAGACGGAAGGCCCCGCCGAGGAGGCCGCCGAGCAAGGTCTCGATCATTGCCCGCCTCCCATCAGCTTGAGCTTGATGGCGGCACCGACCAGCAACGCGGCGAGGATGGCGGTCGTGACCACTTTGATCGTGGTCTGCCACGCCGTGCGGCGGGCATCGCGCCAGGCATCGAGCAGGTCGCGCAGCTCGCGGATGTCGTGGGCGGCGCTGCCGTTCTCCAGGCCGAGGTGGGCGAGGCAACGCTCTGCTCCTCGTTGGGCGGCGCGGTCGAGCAGTTCCTCGAAGTCCTCACGGTGCAAGAGCAGCGTGTTCTCGACGAGGGCGGGCTTGGTTTCTTCAGTCATTGGCGGTCTCCAGAAATGCGAAACCCGCCACGCGGGCGGGTTTCTGGGGGTACGAAAGAGGCGAATCAGAGGGCGATGCCCGCGCTCCAGCCGGTGGACTTGAAGGCCGTGAGCTTGGCCTCGTCCTCGATGTAGCAAAGCCAGCCGATCCTGGGGACATGGAACTCCCAGGCATCGGCCGAGTTGGCGTCATGCACCGCGATCTGGTTGGTTTTCCCGGCCCACGCGCCGGTGGCGGCGGCGGGGACGATGTAGCGGTCGCCGTCGGCGGGACTCGCGGGCGGGGCGGTCAGGTCACGGTCCTTCACGGACAGCCCCACCACGGCGCCCAGGCGCTTCAGGTTGGCATCCATCCCGGTATCCCAGCCGCTCTCGCCGAGCGTCCAGCCGTAGTTGAGCCCCAGGTTCGGGTCGGTCGATGCCATGGCTTATCTCCAAAGGTGTGTGGTGGTTTGGCGCGCGTGCCAGGCCGATTTCGGATCGCTGCGCCGGTGGCTCTGCGCCGGGTGTTGCCGCCAATGGCGGCCGATGATGGGCAGGTGCAGCACGCCGCCGCGCCGGGCGACGAGCAGCGTCAGCAACCAGTCGGCAACGTTCTCGACCGCGGCGATCTCGGTGAGCACGGCTTGCACGGCCGCGCGCCGCATCACGATCAGGCCGTGCACATGGCTGGCGCTGTGGGCGTGCTGCCAGCGGCTGTAGGCCAGACGCCGCACCGCGATGTCCTGGCCGCGCTCACTCATCATCAGGGCTTCATCGGTGTAGGCCATCACCGCGGGCGGGCACACATCCAGTGCGTCGGCCAGCTGCCCGAAGGCGTCGGCCCCGTACAGATCGTCGGGGTCGACGCAGGACACCAGCGGCAACGCGCCTTGCGCATAGCCCGCCGCGCGCTTCGCCGATGTGGCCCGGGATGCCCGGCAGGACGTGCAAGCGGATCGGCGCGCCCGTGAGGCTCGCGATGCACGCCTCGCGCCATTCGGCGGGTTCATCGAGCGCGAGCAGATGCGCGTCGATGCGGGGCTCCCCATCCATCACACCCCTCCCCAGTACTGCCCCCAGCGCAGGCCGTAACCCGCCCGATCCGTGACCCGCACCTGTGATTGCCAACTGCTCAAACCCTCGCGGGAGGCAGCGATCTCGACGGTGATCCGGTCGCCCAGCGCTCCGGCCTCGAGCGCGGCAACCGCGGCGGTCCAGACGAAGGTGTTGCCGATGAGCCCGGACTCGGTGCGCACCGCGCTGCCGGCGCGATCGCGGATGCGCACCGTGTAGGTCACCCCGAGTTCCGGCCCGATGTCGCCCTCGTCTTGTCGCACGAGGTAGGCGGTTTGCTGCGTGCGGTCGCGATGGGCCCACGCGACGGTGAGGTCACCGGCGACCACGGCGGGTTCGATCCGGCCGTCGAGCCGGATGCGACCGGGCGGGTACGGCAATGCCTGCCGGCCGACCGGCACGAGCGGTCGACCGTTGCCGGCCAGTACCGGATCGCCTCGATCGGTCGAGGTGCGCGGGATCGCGCCCACGAACACCGACACTCACCGGGCGCGCGCTCGCTGCCCTCCGACGCCAGCCACTCGCCGACGCCGATCAGGCGTGTTCCGGGCGCGTGGGACCGAGGTGTGGTGTCGAGCACGCCCCGCGCCAGATCGATGGTCGCGTGGACCGGGTCGAAGGCCAGGATCGCCACGGCTTCGCGCAGTGCGCCGCCGGCATCGACCAGATAGGCGTAGTCGCCGACGGCAAGACGCTCGGGCTGGCTGACGGCGGTCACCGGCACCGCCACCGCATCGAGTTCGGTCGCGGGCAAGGCTGCGTCCAGCGTCAGCAACGGTGCGTAGTCCTCATCCACGACGGCGGTGAGGTCGCCGCTCGACGCCCCGGTGGCGAGTTGCCAGTTGAGTTGCCCGGTGCCGCCGGCGGCCGCCAATGCGCCGACGTAGGTGTCGGTGTCGGTGAGGTAGGCCAGATCGGCCCGCGACAGCCGCCGCGCCAGCTCCCAATACGGCACTTCGACGGCGAGCACCAGTGCGGGCGGCAGCGGTGAGCGGGTCGGCGCCTCGACGCGTGGCGGCGGGGGCGACAGCACGGTGTTGCTCATGCCGAACACGTCCTCGATGGCCTCGATGCGCCACTCGGCCGCGCCCAAGGTGCCGGTGTCGATGCCGGTCACCCGCACGACCATTCGATCGATGCCCAAGCGCGGCCAGTTCAGCAGGAACACATCGCCCGGCAGCGGGGCGCGTTCCAGCGTGTCGCGCGCCACCGTCAGGCTGAGGCGCGCCAGGGGCGAGCCCAAGGCCCGCAGATCGCGCAAGGCCAGGCGCGCGGCCAGCGGCCCATGGTTGACGCCCGGATAGTCGCGGCGCTGATTGATCACGCCGCCCTGCAACTGGATGGCGGCCAGGTTCTCGACCGTGACGGTGGCATCGCCGCCGGTGTGCCAGTCGGTGTAGACCACGGTCAGTTCGTTGGGCAGCTCGCCCCATTGGGCGCGCTCGAAACGTTCGAGACGGACGATCTCGTCGGCCCCAAGCTGCGGCAGGCCGTCGATCCAGTAATCGCCGCGCAGCGGCTTGAGCTCAAACGTGCCTTGCTCGGGATCGGTGTAGAGAATGCCGCCGATGTGGTCGAGCACCTGGCCGATGAAACTCTCGATGGGCTGCTGCCGGGTCCAGACCAGATTGAGCCCGAAGCCTTCACTCGACAGCGCCCACGCCGCGTTCCAGAAGCTCCAGCCGATGGTGTCCCGCGGATAGCCCATGCCCCAGTGCGGATCGGTCAGGCATTGCACCAGGATGTGGGCCGGGTTCATGCCCACGCTGATCTCGCGGCCCTCGTCCTCATCCCAGGTGCGGACTTCGGCGTTCCATGCCATCCACGGCGGGTCGTGCCAGCCCGCCGTGAAGCGGCGCACGCGCACCGCCCACGGCTTGATGTAGGGGTTGTTGGCCGCGAACAGGATCTTGCGGGCCACCAGCGACAGCACGCCCCGGAAGGCCGGGATGGCGCTGCCCAGCCGGCCCATCAGGTAGTCGTTGCGGCCTTGGGTCGCGTGCCCGGGGAGCACGTCGATCTCGCCGACCACGCCGCCTTCGCGCGCGTCGCCGCCGAACAGGTTGGGTTGCCGGATGGACAGGCGCGTGAGGCCATGGCCGCCGGCCAGCGGCGCACGGCTCGCATCGCCCCAGGCGGTGCGCTCGCCCATCTGGATCTCCTGCACGGCATCGACCGGCCCCTGGCACAGCACCAGGTGCAGGCCCATCCGGTAGCGGTAGCCGACGGTCTGCTTCTTGCTGCGGCCGCCCATCAGGCTCGCTCCCGGGGCCGACGACGACGGGCGTGCTCGACCACGCGAGCGGCCATGGCGTCGCCGGTGGCGAGCAGGGTGTCGGCCTCGAGGCCGGCACGCAGGAAGGCCCGGAAGTCCAGGCCGTGACGGGCGAACCAGGTGCGCGTGCCGTGCACGCACAGGCCGGCGGCGCGCACGTGATCGATGGTGATGAGCGTGTCAGGGATCATTTCTTGCCGCCTTTCTTCTTGATCGGATCGGCCTCCAGATCGCCATACCAGACGACGTTGGCCCCGCGCAGCAGCACCGTGCCGAACACGACGGGGATCGGTCGGCCTTCTTCTGCCGTGGGGGCGTCGACGTCGGAGAGGGATGCGGGTTTGGGTTCGGGAGGCTTGGGGGCCAAGGCCTGCGACACGAGGGCCGCGACGACCATGACCACCAGATAGACGACGAACTGCATGGTCAGCCCTCAGAACACGCCCGTCGAGAACGGGTTCTTGCCCGGGATGGCGGGAAAGCCGCCGTAGTTGTCGAGGTTGCCGAAGCGCGACTCGCAGGTCGCCGTGCTGTGGTCGCAACCCACCGTCAGTTGCACCTCTGTGCCGGGTTCGATGGCCACCGGATAGAGCAACTCGACGCCACCGCCGAACTCGCTCACGATCATGTGGCGGGCACCTTCCGGGGTTTGCAGCCAGCCTCCGGCCAGACCGCCGCTGACGTTGCCGGGCACACCACCACCGTCGAGCTCCACGTTGCGGCCGTGGTGGTGCGTCACTCGTCTGCCTCC